CCCCTAGTGGGAGTCGAACCCACAACAGCCCTGATAAGATATCAACAATACCTTATCTGGGCTTATAACAAAAATACCCCTAGTGGGAGTCGAACCCACAACAACCCCAGATAAGATATCAAACATATCTTATCAGGGCTTATAACAAAAATACCCCTAGTGGGAGTCGAACCCACAACCTCTCGATTAGAAGTCGAGTGCGCTAATCCATTGCGCCACAGGGGTGTAAATGCACCAACCGGGAATCGGACCCGGGTCAAAGGATTGGAAATCCCTCATTCTACCACTAAACTATTGGTGCTGTGTGGTCCAGGCGGGGCTTGAACCCGCGGCCTTGGCGTACCTTAGTGCATTAAATATAGTCTGGAAACTATAAGCACCACGCTCTACCAACTGAGCTACTGGACCTGGCCTGTTTCAACAGGCGGGTCCAGTAGCGAAGACTCGTCTGTGACGAGTCTGAACTTCTGGACCGATGCTCGCCTACGGCGAGCGAGACCTTCCCGGGGATTGGGGGAAGGCTGCAATGATGAGGGCAGGCGGTGTACCCTCGTCAAGTTTTGAACAACATTTTATCAACCGTGGTTCGTACGCAGAAGAATTGGTGCGCCACAATTCCCAGTAGAAATGCAGCCACCAACACTTGCCAGAATTTTAGTCTAAACAACCATGATATGGCCCATGCCACCAGCACGGTCAGTACCACATCTACGACGGCTACATTAAACAAGCGGTAACTGTGGGCTCCAGTTCCCGGGGCTCCGAATATATTCTTGTAGGGACATCCGGACATCTACAGGTCCAAGGTGTAATTTTTATTCAAGGATCCTGCGAAATAGATATGTCTGTGCACCCAACTCATGGCCAATGTCAATCCATTTCTCGTTCCACATATTGGTGTGCATAATAATCTTCACTGTCCACGTGCGAAGATCCAGATAAGACTGGTTGTGTCCAAGACCCGATCCCTCGCAAATACTAAGCGGTTTGACATTTTCCTCACCAATGGCGGCCATCCACCGATGAACAGCCTCGTTTGTAGCAACAGTCTTACCTTCACCGCCGCCTTGGAGACCGGCCAAGATCAACACGTTTTTCTTGGGATCCAAGAGGAAATCATAGACCGCCGCCACCTTCTCTTCTTTGCCGTATACAATTGGAACATGCATTGATTGGCGAACTGTAGAATACCGTGCCTGTCATATTTTTACCGTCTGGCTAACAGAAGCCGAATAGGGACTCTTGAACATATTGGCTAGCCAGATAACCCAATTACGTTGAATACCCGCATTCTCGAGCTCGAGAAGAAGGCCGGTATCCGTACCCTCAAAAAGACGGAGTTTGGCATAAAATTGCTTGGACAACATGGGTTTTACTGCCGACATTGTCGTGCGCAACCAAAAGTTCGGATTCACCAAAAAGATCGCTTGTAACCCGCCCAAGTGTTCTTCTGTAATGAGCTTTATCAGTTTGTGTGTTAAGTTCATCGAAGAATAGTGCCGGGTCTCCATCTTAGCGAAATCAATTATCCAGACCCATTTTCTACCCTTCATTTGATCCAAGTGCGCCGTATGTTTTTGAAACGTCAGCGCCGTTTCTTTGGTCTCTCGGGCCCTTGCCGGAGCAGAATACACGAGATCTACATCTCCTTGAGACCCGAACCTCACGAAACTGTGGGCATTACCACAGTCCGGGCAGGTCATTAACGTCTCAGTGGATTTTTACATGTAAGATTTAACGAGTTTTTCAAATAGATCGGATGAATTGCCAGCCCATTTCCGTACAGATCTTCTGCCATACCTGATCCTGTTGATACAACTTCTCACGAGATTTCAGAAGTTGGAAACATGGTAAGAATTCGTCCATTTCCAGAAGCTGACAGAGTTTACTCAGCACATAGGGATAGGACAGAAAATTGGATCGGCCCTTGGGACAGAATTTGATAAACGCCGGCTGGATTTCCTTGAACATGAATTGCAGACGCTCCTCATTCTCTCGGCTCAACACGAGTGTTGTCATTTGCTGCTGGATCCGATTCTTGATCTGTTGAACATGGTCGTACATCTTCGACAGTTTGAGTTTCTGTAAAATCTGATGAATCTTCTCCTTCTTGACACGCTTCGGATCACGAATCCGCTCCTTCTTGATCTCGGCCAGCACTGCATCAATGATATCTTGGGGTATATCCGTATTCTCCTTGGCCTGAAACTGCGCCAGCCATTCATTGAAATGGTTGATTTTCTTGTATGCGAAATACGTGACTTCTCGGGGCGGATCCTTGTAACTCGGCTTTTCCGAGTCGACAAGAATAAAATCCTCGTAACCACATTCGGGGCAGCCGAGTTTCGCCTCATTCTGATAAAATGTCATTTCCACGTCACATGCGGGACAACAGCCCCAGCCGGGTTCAATTCCGGAACCTGGTAAGACACCACTTTTGATAGCCATGGGATCAACAACGGCCAGATAGTTTTCGAGCATCTTGTCTCGGTGAAGACCGTCGGTATTATCCAGAACACTGGCTTTGGCCCGTTCCTTCTTCAGTCCAACCTGTTTTGTCTGCGAAGGTTCTGCAGTACCGAAATAACTTAGAACGGAATTCGTCGGGGTACGGCCTGTTATTCCTTGCTTCGGCGCCGATGCCCCGTCTTCCAGTGATTCTTGCGCATCAAAGTACTTGAACACCATGTCACCAACACTCAGAAAATAATTGATACGTGCATCATCCTTCTCGATAGAGTGTATCTGATTCTGTAGAGTTTCTATTTGTTCCGTGAGTTGACGCCATTCATCAGACAAATACGAAGAGGTTGGAAGAGACCCACGTTGTTCTTCCAGGAATGTTAGATGTTCCTGTAGATCTTTTAGTGACTCTTTCTGGTCACTGAAACCCTGTAATTGCTGCTTGTGATACGCTTCAAGAGTCGTGGGTTTTTTAACGTGCTGCACGCCGATATCGAATTCTTCCGAGACAAGGACGTCCTGTAGTCCGGACATGTCTTACCTATTACAAAGGGCTTTAGATTATATTGGACGAGTTCAGGAAATCGGGACAGCCCGTCCGGTGTTTCCAAAAAAATTTCGAAAGGTTGAGTATAAGTAATGTCCGGTGGTTTAATGCAGCTTGTAGCCTACGGCGCCCAGGATGTATACCTGACGTCTAATCCGCAGGTAACTTTTTTCAAGCAGCTGTACCGTCGTCACTCTAACTTTTCCATGGAGTCCATTGAGCAGACGTTCAATGGCGTGGCGAACTTTGGCAAGCGTGTGACGTGCACGATCTCTCGTAACGGCGATCTGATTCACCGTGCCTACCTCCAGGTTACGCTGCCCCAGGTGTCTCTGACGGCATCGGATCCCTCGGGTGCGCAGTTCCGCTGGCTGAACTGGGTGGGTCACAACCTGATCAGCTATGTGGAGATTGAGATCGGTGGCCAGAAGATCGACAAGCACTACGGTGACTGGCTCCACATTTGGAATGAGCTGACCCGCCCTGCGGGCAAGCAGGCCGGTTATGCGGAGATGGTGGGCAACGTGCCTACCATGGTGAACCTTCTGACGCAGGTGCCCAACGGTGGCTGCGACTCGGACTGCGCCGGCGGCGAGCCCCATGCGGCGGACGAGGATCGCTCTTGCTCCCCGGAGTACACGATGTACATCCCCCTCCAGTTCTGGTTCAACCGTCATGCGGGCCTGGCGCTGCCTCTGATTGCTCTCCAGTACCACGAGGTGAAGTTCAACATCGAGTTCAACTCTATCCAGAATCTGTGCTGGTCGAACTCCCAGACCATCGTGAACCGTGTGAACCAGACGGGCATCGTGGCGGCGTCTCTCTACGTGGACTACATCTACCTGGACACGGAGGAGCGTCGTCGCTTCGCCCAGGTGGCCCACGAGTACCTGATCGAGCAGCTGCAGTTCACGGGTGACGAGTCCGTGACGTCGTCGGCGAATAAGATCAAGCTGTCCTTCAACCACCCTTGCAAGGAGATTGTGTGGGTAGTGCAGCGTGACTCCTTCGTGGCGTGCGACACGTCGGTGGATGTGTGGAAGGGACAGCAGCCCTTCAACTACTCTGACTGGTGGGACCGTGCGGCCCTGGAGTCGGGCTACTCGATTACCCGGGTTGAGGGCCTGGCGGGTATCAACCCTTGCGTGACTGCCAAGATCCAGCTGAACGGCCACGACCGCTTTGCCGAGCGCCCCGGTACGTACTTTAACCTGGTCCAGCCCTTCCAGCACCACACGAACATCCCGGCGGTGGGCATCAACGTGTACTCCTTTGCCCTGAACCCGGAGGACCACCAGCCCAGTGGCACCTGCAACATGTCCCGTATTGACACGGCGACCCTCCAGCTGACGCTGACGAACAACACGGTGGGCATGACGAACACGGCGAAGGTACGTGTGTATGCGATCAACTACAACGTGCTCCGTGTGATGAGTGGCATGGGCGGCCTAGCATACAGCAACTGAGCACGAAGTGCGATGTTAGCTGTATGTGTCCGGTCTAGCATACAGCAACTGATTGTCTGCAACCCTCTTGAATATATCACCATGTAGACACAGCATATATCTATTCGAGATCTCCATAGGATCTGGAACAGATAGAAACCCTCCTCAGACTTAAAGTTTGTTCCCAGGAATTTCCCCGGATTCCGGCCAAAAAATTTTCTAACCGTTGAGTATAAGCAATGTCCGGTGGTGGTTTAATGCAGCTTGTAGCCTACGGCGCCCAAGACGTATACCTGACGGCGAACCCGCAGGTGACCTTTTTCAAGCAGCTGTACCGTCGCCACTCCAACTTCGCCATGGAGTCCATTGAGCAGACGTTCAATGGCGTGGCGAACTTTGGCAAGCGTGTGCAGTGCACGATCTCCCGTAACGGCGATCTGATCTCCCGTGTGTACCTCCAGGCGACCCTCCCCTCCGTGGATGTGGCCTCGATTCTGGGCACCACCAACACGGTTGCCGATGCGAGTTCCACGTCCTTCCAGTGGGTGGACAATGTGGGCCAGGCTCTGATCCAGTACGTGGAGCTCGAGATTGGCGGCCAGCTGATCGACAAGCACTATGGCGACTGGCTGCACATCTGGAATGAGCTGACTCTCCCCGTGGGCAAGCAGGAGGCGTATGACATGATGGTGGGCTCGCAGCTGGCTGGGTCGTCGAATACTACCACGAATGGCGGTGCTTGCGTGACCTGCGGCGACGTGGCCCCCGGCCCCTGCCGCGTGAACAATGCGGGTGCTCTTGGACTCTGCTCCAGTGGCCAGGGCAACAACAACACTACCCTTGTACGGTGCAGCCCTGAGTTCACTCTGTATGTGCCTCTGGAGTTCTGGTTTAACCGCCACTCTGGCCTGGCGCTGCCGCTGATTGCGCTCCAGTACCACGAGGTGAAGGTAAACGTGCAGTTCCAGACCCTCAACTACCTGTGCAACGTAACGGCGGGCGCCAACACGAGCACGGCGGCCGGTGGCGCCCCCGCCGTCCGCACGAAGAAGGTGTTCACCTCCGTGAACACGTCTGGCCTGGTGGCGGCGTCTCTGTGGGCGGACTACATCTACCTGGACACTGAGGAGCGTCGCCGCTTCGCCCAGGTGGCCCACGAGTACCTGATTGAGCAGCTGCAGTTCACGGGCAGCGAGTCCGTGACGGCGGCCCAGAACAACATCAAGATGTCCTTCAACCACCCCGTGAAGGAGCTTGTGTGGGTGACCCAGCTGGACAAGAACGTGGACTGCGACTATGCGAACAACATGCCCTTCAACTACACGGACGACGCCGCCAACAACCCCACGGCGGTAGCGAAGATCCAGCTGAACGGCCACGACCGCTTCGATTCCCGCTTCGGCACCTACTTCAACTTCGTGCAGCCCTACCAGCACCACACGAGAAGCCCGGCGCTGGGCATCAACGTGTACTCCTTCGCCCTCAAGCCCGAGGAGCACCAGCCCAGTGGCACCTGCAACTTCTCTCGCATTGACAATGCGGTGCTGAACCTGACGCTGTCTCCCTACACGCTGAAGGAGACTACGGCGAACGGTGGCTCCGCCCTCTCTGCCCAGGTGCGTATCTACGCCGTGAACTACAACGTGCTGCGTGTGATGAGTGGCATGGGC